CAACACCGCTAGCCAGAAAGGCGTCACGAAGTGTTGTCTGCTCTAAAACGTACGGGGTGAAAACCTCAGGGATGATGATGTCGCTCCTAAGAGTCGCCATCTGTCAAAAAAGAGAATGTTTACGGGATGGGCACAGCCCTTAGGCGCAGCACAGCTTTGCCATTAGGTCACATACTAACGGTTAGCTGCGTTTTTCAACCTTTCATACATGTCACGATCGGTTCTAAACAACCGTGATTGTTCTGTGAGGTTGAACGTTTCTTTGCTGAATGGATTTTTGACACCAGCAACAGAATCACTTGTTGCACGCCCTGATGGTGCGCCACTGCCTTGAGGCTTGGGTTGCTTTTGCATCCAGGCTGGCAAAGTCTTTGCCCATTCACCGACAGGCGTTCGTTGATAGCCATCGACAACAACAACGGTGCCATCAGGCTCACGCTCAATTTGTTCACTCGTCAACTTGGTTTTTAAAATCAAGTCCGGGTCATGAACAACATCAGCTAAAGCACTGACAGCAGGCGTGATTAACTCCAGCTCACGAACACGCGCTTCGAGTTCAGAAATGCGCTTGTCCTTCTCCGCCGTCGCCTCACGGAACTGTTGCTCCAAAGCTTGTCGAGCTTCCCCGTACTTACCTTGTTTTTCCAGATTTTCTTGTTCCGCTTTGGCTTTGAAATCCAGTAACTCCTGAACATCAACGCCATCAGGCACAGCCTTTGCTTGAGCTTTTGCTTTTTTGTACTCATCCAGCAATTCAGCGTTTTTACGCCTCATTGATTCGAGTTCTGTTTTTAATTCGCTGGTGTCAACAGATTGCTCCACAGGAGCAGTTTGTTCTTCGGACATGAATTAGCCACAGGCTAAGTTGCATCACCACTTTACTTTGTCTGCCCAATATGCGGCACTTGTTTTTCCTTTAGCGATATTTTTCGCATGACGCGCTTTAAAAGACGCACGCTTTGCCTTATCCGCCGCTGATTCACCCTTGCGCGGGCGCTTTGTTTTTGCGCCCTGCATCCCAAAACGTATGAGCTTCGGGCTGCCTTTAACGCTGACCACAACGGCGTGTGATTTGCCGCTCGAATGATTCGGCGTCTTAATCGGCTTGTCGTAGCCCGCAAACTTATGGCCACCACGCTCGATGGTCATTTGCCTTTTGGTGCCGCCTTCAGTTGTGAGCGGCGCTTCAGAACAGGGTTGCCCGTGCTTTCTGATTTGATCCGCACAATAGGATCAGCATCAGTGCCAACACGAGTAATCGTGCCGCCACTTGGCCCCTTGACTGATGCACGCTTGCCACCGCTGCCGGTGACAACACCAAAGGTCCGCTTGCCCTGGTAAACCCAGCTAACGCGAGAACCTTTCTTCACTTTTTCTTGCCTCCTTTTTTCTTCTTTTTAGAAGCAGTCGTCTGGGGCTTTTTAGGTCCGGAATAACGAGGCATCAGGATTCCTCCTTAGCTTCTGCTTTCTTGGCTACAGCTTTTTTTGCTGCAGGCTTGGCTTTCTTCTCTTCGCCCGGAAGCGTGAGTTGAAATCTGCTATGAAGCTTTGCCACTTGGATTGAGGCGTTTGAGCTAATTCTAGGCTAACCCTTACAGCAGCACGGTTCAATCAGCAGCAGGCTTTTTAGGTTTTTTTGTCTCGTCAACAAACTTGATCCCGTTTGCTGCCGCAAACTTCTCCATGAAATTTGGATCTTCACCCGTCAGCTCAGGCATGAAGTCAGGATCGACCTTCCCCATCTCAAGGGACATGCCAAACCTGTCGTCGCGTGACTCCTCAGCCATCAAAGCTGTTCTATCTCAATAAACCAACGATACACCCCTTGGGAGGTTTTGTATTCGTCGATCTCCTCCTTCCTCTGGCTCTTGATTTTGTACTTGGCCCCAGCAGGCTGCAAGACTTCGCCTTCGTCTTTAAATGTGCTCTTGACATCGTTTGAAATATCAACACCACGTTTGTTTTTCATAGACAAAATAACTTCATTATTATTGCCATTAAGAAACTCTCGCTTCAATGTTGAGTTCTTAGTCCAACTTTCCATGGCCAAGGTTTCGTTGCCTGACTCAATTCCTTTGACAAGCTGCTCCAGCTTATTGTTGTCCATATTCATCCCACGTTTTACCACGCCTTCATATTTGGGGCCGCCTTCTAAATAACCCTCCATTTTGGCAATTTTATTTCTTAGCCCTTTTGGTGTCTTCTCATAAACAGACACCTGGAAATCTTCGTAGTAGTTAAGCCCAACGCCTTGCTCTTTGGCCATCTTGAACTGTTCCGCACGCATCTTGCGGAAGTCAGTACCAGACCATGCTTCGAGTTCTTTTCGAGGGGCTTTAGTCAGCTTGTTAGTTCTGGCCTGCTCTTTTAAAACCTTTTGATACTTGACCCGGCCTTCTTTAGATGCTTTTACGCTGGCATCGGCTTGTACTTTTGCTTTTAACTCTTGCAGCTCTGCAGATACTTTCTTGTATTTCGTTAATGCGTCTTTGGATGGCTTGGCTTTGACTAGCTCTGGCGTAAGGTTTTTTAGCTCAGTTTGCAATGTTGCCAACCGTTTTTCAGCAACAGCCAAAGGTGCGCTTGCTTGCGGCTTCAATGTCTCTTTTAATTCTTTTTCTAAGTTTTTAGCTTTTGCTTTTGCCGTATCAGCCGCTGCTTTTGCTTTGGCAGTGCTTTTCTTGGCTTCGTCAAGCTCCGCTTGAAGCTGTTTAGTTGTTTGAGGCTTAGGAGCAGGCTGTGGTTTGGGTTTAGGTACAACCTTTGGTTTGGGTTTAGCTTTTGGCTTTGCTTTGATCTTTGATGGATCGCCATAAGCCTCTTTCAAGTCTTTAATTGTTTTCTCTGATCCGTCCTCACGCACAAAACGCCGGATCGCTCCATCAGGGCCGTACTTGCGCGACAACGCATTGAAATAACCGACTTGGCCTTGATCGCCAAGCACTTTTTCCTGCACAGCCTTTGGCTGCCGCTTCAGCCATGGGCCATAGTTCTCGCCATCTGGAATGTTTTTGTCCGAACCTGGCCTGCCTAATTTGCTTGGTGGCGGTGGATCAAAACCAAGCTTTTCATAATCAACAATTGGAACTGTGGTTGATCTGCAGTTGAAATGCTGCGGAGGGATTGGGCCTTTGCCGTAAGGGTGCTCCGTACCATCCAAGGCTCTACAGACAGGGGAAGTCCTGCTGTCCAGAGTTGCTGTGTATCGATACTTTGTCGTGATGTCTTGGTTGGCCTCATAAGTTTTCATGCTCGCCGCGTTGGCCACTTGATTCACACTGGTGCGAACCAACGTGCGGATCTGATTGTTCGCACGAACAGTTGACTCACCACCAGCGCGAAGGATCTGAGAAATAGGACCAGCATCTCCCTCAGTTAAACGACCCTTGAGCCTTCTAATAATTGAGTCTGTTGACTCACCCGTTAAAAACCCATTGCGAACTGCTTGGCCAAAAAACGCGGCCTCCTTTTGGGCCATGTTTGCAAACGAGTTCTTTAAGACCTGACCGTTAGGCAGCGTCATCGTCACCCCATCAGCAACCGTGACCCTGACCACATCTTTGGCCCCTTTTACGGCAGCCTCTAAGTCATCGCTAAGTGAGACGATCCCCTGTTGTGTTGGATCTGCTGTTGCTACAGCCTCAGCGAAACGCGGGCTAATCTCAACCGATCGGACTTGATTGCGAAATTCAAGCGGTATTGCTTCCCTTAGCTGTTCCTCAACAAACCCAGCTTGAACACCTGCTAATTCTTCCAGCTCTCTTACTGACAGAGCCGTGCTGTTTGACGCCCACTCGTTGAGAGATGTTTTTAATTGGCCCAGAGTGGCCCTTAACCGTGCAGCTTTTGCAGGCGCAGAAACAGCATCAAGCCCAGCAAGGCGCTGAGCAGTATCCACAAGTAAATCGTTGTATGAAACGATGATCCGCTTGGCAACACTGTTGCTATAGCGGTTGAGGTCGATGGCATTGCGGTAAAGCTCGGCAGGTGTACTCATTTTTCATAAATGCCAAGGGCTTGAGGTTCTTCGATGCAAACAACAGCGGCATCAGCGCCAAGCTTTAAAGCGTTATCAAGGATTGACGTAAATTCCGCCACCACATCTTTGTCATAAGTCGCAATACTGCTTTCGGTCACGGCGCAAACCTTGCCGTCCAAATACCAAGTCAGTCTGATGACTGCAAAGTTTTGATTGGCAAGCCTGTCATGCGAATAAAAGAAATCTCGACTTGATGGTTGTTCTGCCTTTGGTTTGCGCAAATCATCAAGCCACCCCATTGTCTACCTCCGGCTCGCCTTCAGGCATTGTGACTTCCTGCTCAGGAACTGGCTGCGGTGTTTCAAGTAATCCACCAGCTTGCGTTGCTTCAAGCTCGGCCTCGACATCAAAGTCATCACCAAGCACTTCGCCTGCTTCAAGCTGCAGCAATAATGTTTCTTGTGTCACCGTGCCAGCGGTGTAAAGCTGCAACAACGCTTGAATCTCTTGTGGCTCAAGCCTTGCGCCCATAAAGTCACGATTGACAAGGCTGCTGCCAGCTTGTGACTCCTGCAAGTAATCAGCGTGAAACCGCAGGCAGTTGTCGATCATGTCCTGCATTTGCTGGGCCACCACCATCATCGTGCTGTCGCCTTGGCTGCGATCAATCCGTTTTGACTCGGCAGTTTCTGCGCTGAGCTTTGCACCCATCACAGCGGC